CTGGCAGAAGTACCAAGCCGAGCGCGCATCCCCTGACCGGATCACCCACTGGTGGAGCCGGGCCGACTGCAACGTCGGCGTCGTCACCGGCCGGATCAGCAACCTGGTGGTCCTCGACGTCGACTTCCGCCATCACGGCACTGGAGCACTCGCCGAGCTGGAAGCCACCCACGGATCGCTGGCCACCACTGAGGTGGCTACCCCGAACGGCGTGCATCTGTGGTTCACCCATCCCGGCGTCCGGATCCCCAACTCGGCCGGCCTGCTCGGCCCCGGCCTCGACGTGCGCGCCGATGGCGGATTCGTTGTCGCCCCGCCCAGCGTCCGCGATGACGGCGCCTATGCCTGGTGCGGCCTCCTGGAGCAGCTCGACACCGCCGCCGAGTTGCCCGCATGGCTTGTCCAACTGCTGGCCAAGCCGACATCGCAGCCGGCCAACCTGCCGCCGCCGCCCACGATCTCGGGCCATGACGACCGCCGCCGTCGATATCGGCAAGCCGCGATCACCGGCATCCTCGACCAGCTGGCCAGGGCGACACCCGAGGCGACCGACGGCACCGGTCGCAACGATCAACTGTTCAAAGCCGCCTGCCGGGTGCTGGAGCTCCAACGCCAGGGCGCGCCGGAGAGCTGGATCGCCACCATCGAACAGGCCGGCCTACGGCTCGGTCTGGACCAGACCGAGATCGCCAAGACGATCCGGTCGGCGCGCAAGCGGGTCGGCCCATGAACGGCTGGGATGACCTCCTCGCCGAGGCCCTGGCCGCCGTCGATCCTTCGCGCGCGCGCGAAAGAGGAAATATCTAACAGAGAAGATCCAAAGCGTAAGCACGAAGTGCTTTCCGATCAGCCGCCTACCACTTCTGTGGTTAGCATGTCGGCAACGGACAAGCCGCCTGAACTGGACGACCTGGGTCTTACTGCTGCCCTCGCCTGCATCGAACGGACGTTCGGCGGCGGCGAGGTCTCCGTCATCCCGCGGCCCAGCTACGGCGACCACCTGCTGGACGGTGGGCTCGACGACTTCCACGCCGCCGTCGACCAGCTCGGCCGCAACACCTGCAAGGGCCATCCCTGCCAGGCCGGCCACCACTGCCGGCGCCATAGCCGGAGGAGGAGAACGTGACCGACGACGAGGACTTCCGACTGCGCTACTGCCCGTGCTGCGACGAGTACTTCGCGGTTGATGAGGTCATCGCCCCCGAGGTGGGCCAGCAGCCGCCGGAGGACGCCGCATGAGCGAGTTCAACCCCCAGCAGCTCGGCCCTGCCATCGCGATCCTGACCGCCTGGGCCAACTCACCCCATGACGTCCAGCTTGCGGGTGACGTGCTGCTCAGCTACGTCGCTGAGGGCATTCCCGAGGGGGATCTGGTGCATGGGCTCATCAGCCTGGCCGGCATCCTGCTGGTGCGGCTGGAGAAGGCCACCGGCACCCCCGCTGCCGAACTGATGGAAGACCTCGCCCGGAGGTACATGAGTTGACCCAGGAACCCAAGCGACCGCCTCTCGGCGTCGACTTCCAGCGCTTACGCCCGTACCTCCAGGACGCGCTGCTGGAGCAGAAGGACAAGCGGACCGCCCTAGCGATTGCCCGCAAGCTCGACCGCGACCAGTGGCGCGCCATTGCGCATTTCGACGTGGTCGGCGACGAGGTCGACCAGGTCGACCTGAATAGCCTCGCCTTCCGAATCGACGTCGAGGTGTCGGACGGGTGGGCGACCCTCTGCACCATCCATTGGAGCAACTTGGGCTTGGAGTGGAGCGACGTGACGACGGCCTGGGACGAGGTGGTACGCCAGCACCGTGAAGGCATCTCCCCCGGCGGCGAGCACGACCCCGACCACCGCGGCGGTGAGTGGGAGCACTGATGCAACGCCGCTGCCTGGAGTGCCCCCGACGAATCGCCAGCGGGTCGCGCTGCCCCGAGCACCAGCGCGAGCGCAACCGTGCCAAGGATGCGCGCCGTGGTGGCCATGCCGACTGGCGCGACCGGGCCGCCGCCGTGAACGAGCACATGGCCCGGCAAGGCCCTTGGTGCCCGGGGTACGACGTGCCTGGCCATTGGGTGATCGCGCCGAACAAGCTGAGCGCCGACCACCCGGTGCCGCTGGTCCGCGGCGGCCCGCTGCGACCCGGTTGGTACGACGTGCTGTGTGTGTCCTGCCAAGGCCGCCAGGGCGCCGAGCTGGCCCGCGGAGTGGGGGGAGACCGGTGAAGGACGCCGCTCGTGGACCCTGCGCCAGCCGCACTCGCGATTACACTCCTCGTGGTCGCCGACCACGCTACGAGGTGATCCGATGAGGGCCGGTCCGAAGGCCGCGGTTGACGACTCTCGGCTGCCGTTCCGGTCGCCGAAGGCCGGCGCCGAGCGCTTCGCGGCGTTCTGCCGGCCAGTACATCGTCGTGCCGAAGGGTCATGGGGCTCGCCGCCGGCTGCGGCTGCGCCCCTGGCAGGTCGAGCTGGTCGCCAGCGTCCTAGATGCGACCCCGAGGCCCCGGCTGGCCGGTTGGATGCTGCCCAGAGGCGCCGGCAAGACCAGCCTGGTGGCTGCGCTGGCGCTGTACGACCTGCTCCTCGGCGATGAGGGCGCCAGCATCGTGGTCGCGGCCACCGACGAGAGACAGGCCGGCCTCTGCTTCGGCGTGGCCGCCCGCATGGTGGAGCTTCACCCCGAGCTGGAGGGCCGCGTCCAGGTCTTCCAGGACAAGCTCGTCGTGCCGGCCCGCGGCGCCACCTTCCAGGTGCTCCCGGCCGTGCCGAAGCGGCTGGAGGGCTTGGACTTCAGCACAGCCATCCTGGACGAGTTCGGGCGGATGGAGCGCGAGGTGTACGAGGTAGTGGTGGGCGCAAGCGGCAAGCGGGCGGCGTCCACGGCCATCGGGATCGGCACGCCGCCGCCGGACCCGGCCACCTCGGTATTGACCACGATCCGCGACTACGTGATCGACCACCCCGACGATCCTTCAACCGTGTGGCGCGAGCACAGCGCTGCTGGGTTTGAAGATCATCCCGTCCAGTGTCGGCATTGCTGGACGCTGGCCAATCCGAGCTTGGGCGACTTCTTGGCCGAGGACGGGCTGGCGGCTTGTCTGCCGCCGCGGATGCGGGAATCCTCGTTCCGACGGGCCCGGTTGTGCCAGCTGGTCGACGAGCTGGAGGGCGCCTGGTTGCCGCCCGGCGCGTGGGCGGCCTGCGCGGATGCGACCCGCTCGATTCCCGACCACGCACCCGTCGTGCTGTCACTGGACGGCAGTTTCTCGCGCGATACCACCGCCGTGGCGGCCGTGCTCGTCGACCAGCACCCCCACATCGAGCTACTCGCGTTGTGGGAGGCCCCCGAGGGCAGTAGGGACTGGCGCGTGCCCGTCGTCGAGGTGGAAGACGCGATCCGGGCGGCCTGCCGCCGCTTCGAGGTCCGCGAGATCGTTTGCGACCCGTTCCGCTGGACCCGCAGCATGCGAGTGCTGGCCGACGAGGGGCTGCCCGTGACCGAGTTCCCCCAGACGCCGGCCAGGATGAGTCCGGCTACCCAGCGCTTCCACGAGGCCGTGGTCAACCGCCAGCTCACCCATTCCGGCGACACTGCCCTGGCCCGCCACGTGGCCAACTGCGTGGTCCGCGAGGATGCACGCGGTACCCGGGTCGCCAAGCAGCATAAGGATTCCCGCCGCAAGATCGACGCCGCTGTGGCTGCCGTCATGGCCGTGGCAGCAGCCGCCACTCTAGAACCCGCCGTCGAGCCCGAGGTGTACCTGCTATGACCCTGCTCGCCCCGCAGTCGGACACCGACGCCGATCTGCTCGCCGCCCTGGCCGTGGAGTTGGACGCCGCCCAGCACGGCTTGGGCCGGATGCATGACTACTACGCCGGCAAGCACCCGCTGGCCTTCGCGACCCGAAGTTCAGCGAAGCCTTCGGCCCCTTGTTCAAGACGTTCGCGTCCAACTGGTGCGGCCTGGTGGTCGACGTGCCCCGCCAGCGCCTTCGGCCGACCGGGTTCCGCTTCGGCGACGGACCCGGCGACGCTGACGCCTGGGCCATGTGGCAACGCAACAGCCTGGACGCCGGCAGCCTCTTGCTCCACACCGAGGCCCTGGCCGCCGGCCGCGCCTATGCGATCGTGTGGGCCGACGGCGTCGGCCGACCACGGATCACCCCCGAGAGCGCCCAGCAGGTGATCGCGCTCCGCGACCCGGCCAGCCGGCTGCCGGTGGCCGCATTGAAGCGCTGGGAGGTCCCGGGCGGCGGGCTCGAGGCCCGCCTGTTCCTGCCCGACCGGGTGATCAGCTACACCGCCCAGGCCGGCTCGACCGTCTCGGGCTGGCACCGGACCAACACCGTCGACAACCTGCTCGGCGTGGTCCCGGTGGTCGAGTTCTGCAACCGGCCCACGATCACCGGGGAGGGCACCTCGGAGCTGGCCGACGTGGCACCGCTCCAGGACGCGGTGAACAAGTTATGTACGGACATGCTGGTGGCGAGCGAGTTCAACTCGTTCAAGGCCAGGTACTTGATGCTGAGCTCCGACGCCAGCCGCGAGGTGGTCGACCGGATGGTGGCCGAGCTGAAGCAGAAGTCGGCCGTGTTCCAGCGCTATCTGGTCACCACCGCCGGCACCAGTGTGGGCGAGTTCACCGAGTCCACCCTGGAAGGGTTCGTGGCCGCCATCACCCTGTTGACCCAGCATGTGGCCACCATGACCCAGACCCCGCCGCACTACTTCTTCCTGCGCGGCGAGTTCCCCTCCGGGGAGTCGATCCAGTCGGCCGAGGCCGGCCTGGTCGCCAAGGTCGAGGACAAGCAGGTCGTGTTCGGCGAGAGCTGGGAGCGGGTGATGCGGCTGGCCTTCGCCGTCCAGGGCGACCCGAGGGCGAGCGCGGAGGATTGCGAGACCATCTGGCGCGACCCGCGGCTGCGGCCCGAGGGCGTGGTCGTCGACGCCGCCAGCAAGAAGTTCGCCATGGGTGTGCCGCTGCGCCAGCTCTTGGAGGACATGGGCTACTCGCCCCAGCAGCAGGCCCGGATCCTGGCCGAGGCCAACCCGCCGCTGGAGACGACCGTTGGCTGAGCCCGAGGCCCTGCCCGACCCGACCCCGGCCCAGCTCGCCGAGGCCGCCCGGATCGACGCCGGCCAGGTCGAGGGCACCAGCTCCGTCAGCGGCGTGGTCGAGGGCGAGGCGTCAGGCACCGAGGGCGGACCCGGCAGCTTCCCGCGCGAGTACGTCGAGCAGCTCCGCAAGGAGAACGCCGACCGACGCAAGCGGGCCGAGGAGCTGGAGGGCCGCAACGCCCGGCTGGTGGCCGGGCTGCTGCGGGCCGAGGTGGTCGCCGACGGCCGCCTGGCCGACCCCGCCGACCTGCTGGAGGGCCCCGACGCCACCGCCCTGCTGGATGGTGACGGTGCCCCCGACCCCGAGAAGGTCAAGGCCGCGGTTACCGAGCTGCTGGCCCGCAAGCCGCACTACGCCAAGCGGATCTCCGGTGACGTGGGCCAGGGCGCCCGACCGGGCCCGGCCGACCCGAACGAGGAGCTGTGGGGCATCATCCAGGCCCGGACGCGCTAATCGTAGTCGTCGTGACCATCGAGTTGGATCAGGTATCCCGATGA